AGAGTTTTGACAGGAGGGGAGTCTTGAGGCCCGTAAGAGTACAGGCCCGTAGACTACGTGAGTTGATTATAGATTAACTTAGGAAGAACACAGAGTAACCTCTGTCTTGCTTGGCTACGTCCTCTGGTTTGTCTTTCGGGTCATGGGGCGTAGTCATTCCCATTTGTTGCATCTTACGAATCTTTTCCTTTGACTTCTGGCACATACTGTGGTAGTCGTGGGATGTGTAGCTTACTGTGTGCTTATCGTCGCTCATTGTTCGGTTCTCCTGTTAACATTCCCTGAGTAGCTCCTGTACCACCAACTCTTCCAACACTGCGTGACAAGATGTCTGCTGTTCTTCCAGTGGCGTCTGCCTGTAGTAAACGCTGAGTAGCCATCTGTGGTCGTGTTTGTCCTGCCATCAAGCGTTGTCCTGTTGGTGTAGCCAGTCCTCTGCCTAAACCGTAAGTTCCAGCAACGGTCGCTGCGGTCCCTAAAGCTGCGCCTGCTGGACCACCAATAGCAAAACCTGTTACGGGAGCTACGGACCCTAAAAACCCTTTTAGCATCTGCGAAGCAGCCATTGTGTGGAACCAAGACGGGTTTTGGGTGGCGCTCAGTTGCTTTAACTGCGCTAAACGCTGCCCCAACATTTTAACTTCGTCTTTCATCGCTTTTATTTCGGGTTCTTGCAGTTTTGCTTCTACGAGTTTGTCATAGTCTTGTTGACGACGACTCAAAGTTCCCTTCTGTTTTGCCTCAAGTTCCGCTATTTTTTTGTTTAACTTAGCTTGGTGGTCTTCCATTACCGCCTGTATTTTGAAGGCTTTTGCTTTAGCGGCCTCACTTCCTCTTCTTCCAATAGATTTTTTAACGTCTTCAATTTGAGTAGTTAAAGCATCGGCTTCCTTACTTAAAGTCCCTGTTCCGTACCTTTTATCCCTTTTGTTGTTTTTGTCTAGAGACTTTCTCCAATCTTCTGGACCAAAAGCACCTTTTACTTTAGACGTAGACTCAATAGCGTCTCTTAATACAACAACAGACTTATATTTATCTCTTTCAGCTTTAAATTGAGCTTTTTGAGTATCAGTCAATTCGTGGTGAATTAAATCGTCTAATCTTGATTGCGTTTGGTATAGACCTCCCTTTACTTGCGGATCAGTAGCAATATTCGCTGCTTTACCTAAGTCTGATCTTAGTTGCGCTAATATTTCTCCGTCTATTCTGTTGTTTTTATCACGGAACTTTGAAACTGTTTCTATAGATTTCTGTATTGATTTTTTAATCGACGGAATACTGTTCATGTTTAACTGAAAAAACTCGTCGTTTTCGATCATTTCAGCAAAAGACTTTTCTAAGGCATTTACATTAATCCTTATTTTCTTGTCCTTAATCATGCTATAGCCTTTCTTTGTCCATAGCTCGTCTAGTTTTTTAATCTGTCCTTGAATAGAAGGAATAGACAAAACATCCTCTAAATCTTTAGAAGTGGTAATAGCTGGCATACTCTCAATAACTGCTGCGTTTCTAAAGTGATGCTCTAAAGCGTCTACTTCTCTAGCCTGTTGTTTGGTAACAGCTTCTATAATTTCTGCATCTTTTCCGCTATCTAATAATTTTAATTTATCTTTTAAAGGAGTTATCGTTTTTGCTGTTTCTTCCTTTTTCATAGCTTTGCTAACGGCAGCAAATTCATTCTGCATTTCTCTCGTGCCGACCCTAAACGCCTCTTTAGCTTTTTGGTTCTGTATTTTTGAGCGGGCAATCATTTCCTTTGTCATATCGGTTTTTTGCTCAATCATTTTTTCTATAGGTTCTACTACTCTTTTTTCTTGTTGAGTAATAATTCCTTTTCCACCAAAAGAAGGAGCAATTACATCAGTATAAATAGTGTGCAACACCCCTTCTCTGCCAGTAGGCTTTTCAGCCATAAGAGTTATGGGCGTAAAGTTACCTGCTTCGTCTATCAGGTCTCCTTCTACGTTTTTTCTAGTAAAGATATTAATTGTACCGCCTAAGCCTTTTGCGGCTGTTCTCAAAACACCGTAACCGAGCGCACTTCCAACGGCTCCTTCTGCAGCACCCTCAAGACGACGACCTTCGCCTGCTTCTCCAGCACCGTAAATTGCACCCTCAGTGAGAACTCCAAGTCCTGTTTGGACTCCTTTACCTAGTTTAGAGCCTGCCATTCCTAAGCGAGCCGCTAATCCTGCCTGTCCCAAACCGGGAACGAAGGCTGAAGGAACAGCACCTGCAATATCAGCGGCAAGGTAAGCTCCCGGTTGTCTTTCTTGAAAACCTGCTTGCCGTTCGTCGTATTCTTGCCTGAGTCTTTTACTGATGTCTTCGTAAGTTTCGTCAGAACCTGAAAACATAGATTCGTACTGAGCTTGAGTAGCGATCTGCATTTCATCGCCCCAACCAAGAAGCAAACTAGAGAAAAAACGCTCGCTTGCAGCAAGAGAGTCTTCGTTAGTCCAGTTTTCTTCGTCAACTGTACGCTCAGTTTTTGACTTAGACAAACTTCTACGTTCTGCGTCAAGTCTCTTACGGAGGTCTAACAAATCCTGAGGGACTTCTACAGGTGCAGAAGGAGGAGTTTCTGGAGTTTCGTTTAGAGAACTAAACAACTCCTCTTCCATTCTTTTCCTTATGTCTCCACGATCAGGCATCTTTAAATCCCTCTGGCTTTTTGTCGTAGTTTTCCCAATTTGCTATGGCAGCTTCTATTTGGTCGAGTTCGTTGAGTTCGTCTCCAAAACCAGCGTTTCGCAAGCGTTGTATCTGCTCCGTTTGTTGAGGCTCTGGAAGCTGTCTTGCGGCTGCTAGTTCTTTTAAGAACTCTTTTGCAGCATCACCCGTTACAAAGTCAACCATCCTATTTCTTGCGTCTTTGTAAGCTACGTAATCATCAAAACCAAGAGCGTTAGGATCTTCTGTTTCTCTAATCCACCTCAGTTTTTCAGACTCATACGTTTGTTGTGCTCTTTTTATTTTAGCCAAACCCCGTAGATAACTAGCGGCTGTTTCGTTATCTAGACTGTTAAAGTCAACACTAGCGTCCATAGCTAGTTGAACATCTTTATCAGAAGCAACACCGGGAGGAAGCATACCAAGAACGCCTTGCATTCTAATTTGCCTGATTTGCGCCCTATGGTACTCTACTTCAGTTCCAACACCCGCAAATTCTCTCATACCAGAAAAAACAGTACCTAAAGCTCCACGTTGTGTTGCGTCTCTGTTTTGAGCAAAAGCAGCAGCACGCTCTAAAGTTGATGCGTCTTCTCCTGCTTTGTTCATAGAGGCTCTGGTCGTCTCTATAATTTCCATTCCTTTAGTCGTGTCTAAAGGACTTTTGTATTGTTTTGGAGCGACAGGACCAAGAACTTCTCTATCAACTTCTTTTTGAGTTACGTCATCAACAATAATCTGAACTTTTTCTTCAATTCCTGTTTCTGGATTTTGTATGTCAACAATTTTAGACGAGAGTTTACGATCTTTAATCATCTCCGCTGTATACTGTTGTGGAGTAATAGACCGAGTTTTTAAAGCATCGTAAAGCCTTTTGTCTTTATCTGTAGCTTCTGAACTTTCTGCACGTTCTTTTGCTGTTTGTAGAGTTCTACGCAAAGTAACCGCTTCATCAAAAGCAGTATCTGTGCCTGCTCTTGCCGCTTTTAGAGCATCGTAACGACCTCTAGCCCTTTCAACAGATTCTGTAGTTCTAGCCGCTTGTTTGTTTAAAACTTCTTGTGCACGATTTGCTTCAGCTATCAGCATTTCTCCTATTCGCTGTAGGTTTTCGTCTCCGCTAGATTTTGCTAATAACCCTTGTTTTCTTAGTTCGGCAGGGTTATTTCCATAAGCCCCCATAATCTGCTGAAACTGCTGTTGTGCTTTTTCAGCATCAAGCCTTTCCTGACGTTCCTTTAGACCTCCTCTGATCCCCGTAAACATACCCTCTAAACCAGCGCCCATAGCGGCGGCTCCAGCACCGATGTTAGCACCGATGCGTCCTCCGCTTCTCTGGAACATACCACCTACGTCAAATCCTCTAACAGCCATTTGTGTTTCTCCTTAAATTAGCTTTGAGTAGTTGACCATCAAGTAGCCGTGATCTCCACGGGTTACTGCTTCTGGTGCTACTTCTTGAACTTCTTGAGCGATTACACCGTAAGTCGGAGCGTCACCAGCAATTCTCTTGCCTTCCTCGTTCCAATCCCAAGTGTACAGGTTTATTCCGTTAGGTAGTTTACCAACAGGTTCAATGTTAGTTTTCAGAGATACGTCTGAGTATTTATTTATTAGATCACCAATCAAACTACCGGTTGTGCTAGTCAAGCCACCGACTAAAGAACCAGCGCCAGTAAACATTCCACCGTAGAGTTCAGCAAGGCCAAGGCGTCTGCCTACGTCTGCTTCTAAGTTAGCCAACTGAGCCTCAAGTCCGTACTGTCCCATCTGTCTACGTGCAACGTCAGTCATAGACGCAACGTTGAGTGCAGGAGAGAACGCAGAGAGCATAGCCGCCTGTGGTATGTAAGCACCCTGAAGCGCACTCAAGCCAATTCCTTGCTGTGCCTCTTCTAACCCAAGACCTCCTGCCATCAAGCCCATGCCGCCCTGTAGTGCACCCATAGCCATTGCTTGCTGTGCGGCTTCTAGAGCTTGTCGTTGAGTAGCAATGTTAGATCCTAGCTGACCGTAAGTTGCACCAATGTCAGCCGCTTGTCTCTGTTCTTGTTGTGCTTGAGTAATAGCCATTAGTGCCGCTTGGTTTTGTGCTTGCTCTTGTGCTTGAGCCATCGCTAGTTGTTCTGGCGTACCCCCAAACATAGCAGTGCGTACACCACCTCTGCCTTGGGCAAACAAACGTTCTTCTAGAGCAAGCCGTTGTCGCTCTTCTTCACCAAGCTGTGTAGCCCTAATTCTGTCGTACACCTCTTGTTCTCTAGCACCCATAGGCATACCAGCTTGACCCATGAACTGCCCACCTAAGCCAAACGCCTGTTGTGCCGCTTGTTGTTGACCAGCGAGGCCAAACGGAGATACGCCTAACTGCTGTTGACCTACGCCCAACAACTGTTGACCGACAGTTCCCAGTTGTCCAGCGCCAACAGGAGTAGCACCAAACCTAGAGAGTGCCGCAGATTCCAGAGCACTCTGAAGTTGTTGACCTGTTCCACCTAAAGAATAAGTAGTTCCTGTAGGACCACCAGCAATTGTTCCTGTTGGACCAGTGACCGTAAACGGCTGGAACGTTATGTCAGGAGCCGTTATTTCAGGGAGAGCCTCATATCCTTCAACAGTAGGATCATATATAGCCTTAATCTGTGTAGGTATCTCATCGTACAGATCAAGAGCTACCCCACCTAAGAGATCGCTTAGAATACCCATTAGTAAGTACCTCTTTTCTTATTATAATTCATCATCATAGCGTTTTACCTATCAGTGCTAGTACATTCATTTCCTGTATGGACAAAGCGTAGCCGTTGATGTCTGTCTCAAGACCAACGCTAATTACTGAGCCGTAGCCTGTCGTATTAATAGAAGAACGGCTAATAATTGTACCTTCTTCTGAAAACTCTGCTACGTTGTACTCAGACTGTCCGTAGAATCCGGGCGTAGCACTGCTAGTTCTAAACGTGCTAGTGCTGGTTGCTGTTGAAAAATCGTAAGACCATTTGAGAAAAATGTCTGCGTTGTTACCACCAATAATTGTTGGTCTAATTTTCTTCAACATCTTAATCTTAGATGGATCACCAAAGCTCAAGCCGGGACTGTAGTAACGGAAACGATAAACACTACCGTTGTCAAAGTAGTTGTTGTACGTTCCTACACCCGCTGTTGTGCCTATGTATATGTCACCGTTTCTGTCCCTGTGGAAACACTTGAAGTCCACACTAGGCCATCGTGTTACCCTGTACGCACCGTTCTCTAGTGTGCCTCGTACATCAAAGCAGTACACGAGGTTGAGATCAGGAAAGCACAGAAGATAGAAGTAGTTCTCAGGACTGTACACCGTGCTAACAGACTCCGTTTTACCCAGTGTGTTAGCAATCAGTTCCTGTTTGATGTTTCTACTCAAGTCGGTAATAGGCAAGGACTTTTCTTGTATAGATCGTCCTAAGCTCCTAAGACCTGTTTGTGTTAAAAACAACAAGTCTGTTCCTATGTTCTGTACACTCTTTCTGTCTACACAGCCGACACCCGGAATGGTGTCCTGTATAGCCATTGTTGCTGGACTCTCTGCACCACCGTACACCAGCGTATTGTTTTCACCAAAGACCACTAGCAGTCCGTTGTGTGCCGCTATAGCTACAACCTTATCAAATCCGTTAGGCCACGCCTTAGATACATCAATAGATCCGCTAGACCCACCAGAGAAATCGTGTCCTATTAACAAGTCAGACCAGTAGATCGTGTTGTCATTAGTAGCGTTACCTACACACCACACTCGTCCGTAAGCACCTATAGCTTCGTTGGCGTACTGTGCAGAAGTTACAGATGCACCAGCAACACTGGACATCTTAGTAACTGCACCTAGACTGTTGCTGTACACGAGAGGCTCGTAGCCACGTTGAAAGAAGTAAGCGTGATCGTTAAAGTTAAATATCTTCCAATCGTTAGCTGTAATTGTGTACGACCCCGGCGTAGCGTCAACCAGTGTAGTCGTACCTGTCATAATTTTGTTGTTACCAGTACTAAAGATTACTTCGTTACCGGCGTTGTCGTAGAACTCGTGGATGTTAGAGAGGTAGTCAGTACCCAACACAGTCTTATCTGTAGTTAAAACAGAGTTACCCTTACGTGAAGCCAATCGTCCTCGTCTGTCAATAATAGCGTTGTCTGCAATCTCCGCAAAAGACGTATCCTGTGCAAGCGGAGAATCCTCTGTGTTGATCCCTTTAAACGCAGGAGCAACTAAGTTAATGCTTTGTAGTGGCTGGGCCATCTAGCGTCTCCTACGGTGTAAACCAAATAGTTTCTTCAGGGTGCTTCTGGGCGTCCAGAGCAATAGCGTCAGACAGGTACTTATCAGCAATAGCAAAGTACTCAGGTGCTGATGTACCGCCCGTCTCCCCACGTTCACGAGCCAACAGAGCTACCGCCATGTGGATCACAGGCTGACTAGGAATAGCCAGTGTGTCAGAGTCAGAACTCAAGGCTACGTTCCTGATGACACTCTTGACCTTCAGAGAGTAAACACCGTCAGGCTTAGGGTACACATCAATCTGTGCGTCACCAGAGCCATCAATACCGCTGAACGTGTAGTACTGTGGTGCACCAGATGTCGGTGTGTTTACTAAGAACTTATCGTCAAACCATTCTTGAGGTCTGTACTCCATCACAATGTTAGACGTATCGTTAATGATGTTCAGGATCTTACCTTGGTCTTGGTATCCCGTAAGCGAGTACGTGTAGTCATCAGCCGCCGTGGTGATCGTAAGGGTAGACCTAAGATTAGACCAATCCCAAGCGTTTTCCACGAGTTGTTTGGCGTCGTTGATAAAGTCACCAACCATAGCACTGTACGTGTTGGCACTTACGGTTGTTACTGTGTCTTCTCTGAGCCTCCTCAGTACGTTGTTTACTATGTCTAAATATGTCATACTAAGCCCTCAAACAAGCCTTTCATTACGTTGCTTTTTATGTCTTTTGGTAAAGCGTCAGATAAAAAGTCTACTATTGGAAACTGAGCCGCCGCTAGTAATTCTGGAGCCGCTGTGATGTCAGTAGGCGTCATATCAAACATACCAGAGCCAAAACTGGAGCCTCCAGCACCGCCGCCACCACCGCCGCCACCGCCGCCCCCAGTGCCGCACTCTGGGTTAGCCGCCGCATACTCAGCGCAAGTACAATCGTTACACTCTGGATCCGTTCCACAGATAGTAGGATTAGCTTCTGCGTAATCAGAGTCTAAACAAGGGTCAACTACAGTGGTTTGTACACAACGCTCTAAAGCCCCGTTGTATACGTACCCAGTTTTACACGGGCCACAGCTTCCGTCTTCGTTTGTGGTTGCGTTAGGGTCTGGGCAGGTGTAAGGAGAATAGGTACAAGGACCTTCTTCACCATAGTTAGTAGCATTAATGTCACTACATTTTTCAACTATAGGCCCATACTTACATTCACCTTCTTCACCATAGTTAGTAGCATTAATGTCACTACATTTTTCAACTACAGGCCCATACTTACATTCACCTTCTTCACCATAGTTAGTAGCATTAATGTCACTACATTTTTCAACTATAGGCCCATACTTACATTCACCTTCTTCACCATAGTTAGTAGCATTAATGTCACTACATTTTTCAACTATAGGCCCATACTTACATTCACCTTCTTCACCATAGTTAGTAGCATTAATGTCACTACATTTTTCAACTACAGGCCCATACTTACATTCACCTTCTTCACCATAGTTAGTAGCATTAATGTCACTACATTTTTCAACTA